TTTGTCGTCACCACCGCTCCCACTTCGGCTCAGGTTGAATCGGTGCTCTGGCGCGAGCTCGGAAAGGTACACCGCACGGCAAAGCTCCGGGGGAGACTGACCCGCGCCGGTTATCCGCAGTGGCGCGTGGGTGATGAGCTGGTCGCGTTCGGTAGAAGACCGACTGAGGTAGCGTCGTTCCAGGGCATTCATGCGAAGTTCGTATTGATTGTGCTAGAAGAGGCCGATGGCATTCCCGAGGCACTGTGGATTGCGGCCGACACCCTTGCCTCGTCCGGTCAGGCGCATGTGCTGGCTATCGGGAACCCGGACAGCAGTGATTCGCACTTCGCACAGGTGGTCCGGCCGGGTTCAGGCTGGAACGTGGTACCGATTGACGGACTCCGTACGCCGAACTTCACTAAGCGGGCAGTACGGCAGTTCCCCGAGCTCAAGCAGTACATGATCGATCACGGTATTCCCCCTGCCGACAAGATGGTTGCGCAGACTCCGATGTACGTCCGCCACGAATGGCAGGAGGTACTGCTCTCCCCCGTGTGGGTCGCAGAGCGAATGGAGCGCTGGGGCGTAAAGCGTGTCGTTTCCGAAGACGGTAAGGTACGCTGGCGCGAACCGGCGCTTTGGTGGTCGAAGGTAAGAGGTCGTCCGCCTGAGGAAGGCTCCGAGGGGCTCATACCGTTGAGCTGGCTTGAAGCCGCATTCCGCCGGTGGGACTTGTGGGACGAGGCGGGTCGCCCACGCCCCGAAGGGAGGCTAATCCTCGGGTGCGACGTTGCGGATACCGGCAAGGACGAGACGGTCATTACCCGACGGGTCGGTCCGATCATCATGTCAATGGACCGGATCGGACAGCAGGACACGGAAACGACCGCGCTCCGTCTGGTCGGTGTACTACAGAGCACCCCTGGATCGGTTGCCTGCATTGACGGTAACGGTCTCGGAATCGGGGTCGTCAACCGGGTGAGAGGGTTCCGGTTGCCGGTCTTGTCTTACATCGGCTCGAACAAAGCTGACGGAATCACCGATGCGACCGGGGAGTTCAAGTTCGCGAATACCCGTAGTGCCGCATACTGGCACCTCCGTGAGCTACTCGATCCGGTGAATGGTCCCGGTGACATCGCGATACCGCGGGACGAGGACTTGGCGGCCGATCTGACGGTCCCACGCTGGAGGGTGAAGCTCGGTGCGGTTATCGCAGTCGAGCCGAAGGATCAGGTCGTTAAGCGGTTGAAGCGTTCCCCGGACTGCGGGGACGCGACGGTGATGACCTTCTGGCCCGATAGCAGTGCGCAGGCCAGAAGCCGGGTGATCGAGTATTCCTCCTCTAGCGATTCGCTGGACGATTGGTCGTCCGACCGGCTGGTGCGTCCGCCGCAAAGGCGCCCGGGTCATCGCCGTCGTATTGAAGAGCTCATTACCGGTACGCAACGTACCCTTCGTGGAGATACCCACGTGAACGTACACGAATACGAAGTAAACGGCGGGTGGGATACCGAGTGGTAGACGGAACGAACGGCTCCGCCCCTCCGACCCCTAAGCGGAAGCCGAGTACTCCGCAGGACATTCTCGATCGGCTGCCGAATCTTTCCCGCAAGCAGCGGAACCAGCTGCTGCAGGGTGAGTCCGGTACCGCGTTTGACCTCTATACCAGAATGTTCGTTGCGTTCCGAGACGGTGACGTTTTCGAGACCGGGGAGTGGAAGGCACGCGACCTGGATCAGATGCTCAGGCGAGACGGTGATGCCGTCATGCTCGAGAACGCACTGACCCTACCGCTGCGAGCGGCGAACTATACCTTCGAGAAGGCGAAGGGGGATACCGGGGAGCTCGATCTAATCAATTCGCAGATTATGACGCCACCGGAAGCCGGTGGTATGAGCCCCGACTTCCAGACCATCATCGGTCAGATGTCCGGAGCGTCGTACTACCGTAAGGCGTTCTTCGAGAAGGAGTACGACTTCGACGGTGAGAGCCTGGTCACCCTGCGCAAGCTCGCCTGGCGGCCGCCTAGTACCTGCGAGATCAAGCGCGATGAGCATACCGCACGCTTTGACGGATTCCGGCAGCGAGCGTGGTGGTTCTCCTCCGATCCGAAGACGAAGCAGCAGTTCGGCAAGAACTGGGACGGCTATATTGACATTCCTCGGCTGCGTGCTTTCGTGTTCATTCACGGGGTGCATCGGAATCCGTTGCTCGGTACCTCGGATATGGACATTATCTACTGGGCGTACAAGCAGAAGCAGAAGATCCTGTTCCTCTGGTTCCAGTTCCTCGAGCAGCAGTCCTTGCCGAAGATCGCCGCCTACGGCCCGGACCCAGAGTCAGCCAATCAAATCGCCGATGCAATTGCGTCGATGAAAGCATCCGGGGTGGCGGGCTTCCAGCGTCCGCCGCAGGGTGCCAAGCTATTCGATGTGATCGCCAGCTCCGGGTCCGGCGCACAGCAATTCCAAGCCGCGCTGCAGTTCCTCCAGTCCTATCAGAGCCGCAGCATCCTGGCCGGATTCCTCGAGCTCGGCAATGCGGCTGCGTTGGGGCGGGGTAGCTATGCCCTCTCCGAGTCCCAATCGGAGTTCTTCCTGCAGCACCGGGAAGCCGTTAAGAAGGAGATGTGCGCCCAGTTTACCCGTGACGTGGTTGCACCGTTGTGCGTGCTGAACAAGTGGGGCTCCGATGCGGCAATACCGCGAATGGTCGCCGCACCCCTTTCGCAGACGGACTCGGCGCAGATCATCTCGGTGCTCACCTCCGGGATGGTTGCGCCGCAGATGAATATCCCGTACGAGTTCCTCGACCTAGTGGCCGAGAAGGTCGGTACGATCTTCGATCTTCCCATCGACCAGGTACAGCAGATTATGGCGGGTGCGGCTAAGTTCCGGCAACAGCAAGCAGCTCAGAAGTCCGCACTGGGCGCCTCGCCGATGGGACAGGGCGCCGCGACAATCGGTGCCGCCGCACAGACGGCCTCGCGAATGGCGTCAATGGCCGGAGCCGGACAGAATCCGCTGGCGCGGGGGAGGGCAGCATGACCACCCCGCAAACTCAGCAGCCGCAGGCACCGCAACAGCCGCAGCAGTCGAATACCGCTCTCGTGGCGGTAGTCGCTACCGTTCTGGCGGCTCAACTGCTACCTAGCTTCGGCCTTCCCGCGCTAACGCCACTCCTGGTTCCCGATCGCAATCCGCGAGGGATCGCAGCTCTCCGGGTGGCGCTTGACACTACGGAGGCCTATCCGGACGTTACGATGCAGGGTACGGGTGCAGCGCAGGCGGAGATGGTCCGGGTAAATACTCTCCGCCGCGCTGCTTACGTGGTTAATTCGATGATGCGCCTCCGGACCGCGATTGACGCCGCAATGGCGCAGGGCGAAAGCCTCGCGGAGGCGGAGCAAGAGGTGCGAAACAACGAGGCGGTCTACTTCCGACAGCACGTTGTCGCTGCCGGTAACCGAATGGCGGCTGCCAGCAAGATCGACAGCCTCGCGATGCAGTACGGTCCGACGCTGGGCTGGTACGCCGCAAACGATAAACGAACGACTCCCGAATGCCGAGCAGCTGACGGCAGCAATTTCTCGGCGCTGTCCCCTCCCGCGATCGGTTGGCCGGGGGTCGTGCATATGAACTGCCGGTGCCAGCCCGGTCCACCGCACAGGAATGCGGAGATGCTGCTATGACACGCACTATCGATTTGGTCGGTCCGAAGGGGTACTCACACGGCTGGGTCTTCCACGGCGTACCCGGAGTCACCTCGCACTCCGATCTGTTGAAGATGCGCACGGAAGCTAGGGCCGCACATCCGCAGGGACATCCGGAACGGCTTAAGGCCGAACGCGCCGTACGCGAGTCCCGCAAGCTGAAAGGCGCTACCGCAAAAGCGACGGGCGACCGGGGCGAACCGACCCGTGCGATGCGCCAGAGTCGTGGGTCGCAGTCGCGGGAATCGTCCGAGCAGCTCGGTGCGTCAAGCATTGCTGCGTATAAGCGCCGACGTAACGCCGAGGAAACTAAGCGTGAGCAGCGAGCGCGGGATCTCCTCGAGGGCAACTTCCGTTCCGGTGAAGGGGAGATGCTCACCGGACAGCCGGCCCTGAAGCGCGGTCGTGGCGTGACAACGCAAACGCTGGCGGATGAGGAGTCGAAGCGACAGCACGAAGCGATGTATAGGAAGTATCCCGGTCTATCGTGGGACAGCTTCGAGCAGAATTCCGTTGAGCAGGGTAACCGGGAAGGGTCCGGTGAGTATCACCGAGAGGTGCTACGACAGGCCCGAGCGCAGCTGGAAGAGCGGCAAGCTAAGCCGGAGCACGTCAATCGCACCGTGCGGGCAAGGGGACGGACCAGAGCGCAGATCGCCGAGCAGCGAACGTTCCGGCAGACGAATCCCGGTGAAAGCCCGAATCCGCTGCAGCGTCGATTTACTTCGAGTGGCGGATCGCAGGCTACGGGAACGACCCGCACAAATACGTCGCAGATTGCGGACGAGCTCCTCCGCATTCAAAAGGAGCAGGGTACGCCGGCAGCGCAGGCCGCACTTGTGGACGTGATGGGACAGATGCTAGGTGGCGGACGTCGCAGAGGCCGGAGGCGCAGCTTCTCGCGCGTTGCGCTATCCGCCGAGACGCCTGCACTGGTTGCGACCCCCGCTCCGCTCGGGAAGCCCGGCGGTCCGGGTCTCTATAACCTCAAGGGCGCCAAGCTGCCGAACTACATCGAGAACATGCGGAACGCACTGATGCGCGGCGGGATGCAGGAAGGGCGAGCTACCGCTACTGCGATCTCTCGGTGCAAGGTGCTCGCGCTGACGTCAAAGCACCCCGAAGTTAAGGCGGCAGCGGCGGCCGCAATCGCTGAGCTGAAAGCGACGGCCGCCCGAGCAAAGGCGGTACACGGTCATTCGCAGGAGCGGAGAGCCGTTGAGCTGTTTAACCAGTTCCACCTCCCCGCGGGGGCCGGAGGCGGCCGGTTCACGACAAAGGCAGGCGCGGGAGGCGCAGCTTCCGCTAGGCCGAAGTCGACAGCGCGACCGGGTGCGCAGAAGGGTCCGAAGTTCGGTCCCGGTGGTCAGAATCTCACCGCTCGGGCGCAGCAGAAAGCCGCACTGCTTAAGCAAGCCGCTCAGCTTCGCAAGGTGATCGCATCGGAGCAGGTGACTCTCGGCGGTCTCGTTTCCCAGCGAAGCGCGCTGCAGGTTAGCGTCGGCGGGTCGAAAGCGAAAGGTACGACCAAGGCGAAGAAGGCGACCAAGACCGCTACCGCAAAGTCGAAGACCACGACAAAGACCGCCGCGGGTAAGACCACTGCGAGGAAGACCACGCAGGCCGCGGCAAAGAAGGCAGCGATCGTAAACCAGATCGGACAGCTTGGAGTTCGGATTTCGCAGCTGCAGAATACCATTGCGGGACAGCAGGTGCATGTGCGACAACTGGTAGCGAAAGCGAGATCACTGTGACCTCAGGGAAAAGGGTCTTGTCCCTGGCGTGGGATCCTCAGGAGCACCCGCGTGTACCCGGACACCATAAGGGCGGGGGCGAGTTCACTAAGGCCGCACGTGCATTGTCGGAGGCGACAGGTCGATCTCCTACGTCCTTTGTGCATCCAAGTACCGGACACGTGATGTACGGAGCCGAATCGGGTGACACGTTCGAGGAGCTCCTGCGGACCAAGGGCGCATCGATCATCCGAAAGCACTTCGGCCCGCAAAATCCGATGGTGCGTATCTCGGGAGCCAAAGGAGCCGGAGTCTCGGGCGGGATGGGTGCCCGCA